AAAGGTACACAAGGCACCCCATTTTAACATTTCCCAACTATGTTTTAACAGTTGCTAACACACTTTGGCACGGTTTTTGCTTTGTGCCACATTTACCATTCTTTAACACACTTAAATTTTCATAAAAGAAATGTTTCACGTGGAACAGTAAGAGAATATGTTATTGTTAAAAAGATTTAAATTAAACTTTTTGCATTATTTAACAAAAATAATTTGGTGGTTTCGTGGAAAAGTCGTATCTTTGCAACAGATTTAGAAACGAAGTTAAACCCTTTAAATACAAAATAAATTATATATGGAACATTCATATTTTAGAATCACATTAAAACAAACCGACAAAGAAACGGTTTTTATGGTACGTTCTGACAAGGTAAGCGAATTCTTTAATAATAAGATTGATTACTTACAGGGCGATTGTTCAATAACTGTTAAGGGTCGTTTTCCGACACACAAAGATAGCAGAAAGTGGTTTGTAATTTCAACTAAATAATAATGATATGAAAAGAATTAAGTATTTTAGTTTGTCTGAGTTCATCAATTCGGAAACTGCAAAACGTTTGGGTATTGACAACATGCCTACATTCGAAGTAGTTGACAACTTAAACAGGTTAGCCGATTACTTAGACAAAATCCGTGAAAAGTTGGGTAAACCTATCTTAGTAAATAGTGGTTTTCGTTGTCCTGTGTTAAATAAAGCCGTTGGCGGTGTTGCTAATAGCCAACACTTAAAGGGCTTGGCTGCTGACGTTGTTTGTAGTGATATGAAAACATTGGAAAAGGTTTTAAGAGAAACAGGCGGTTTTGACCAACTTATTAAAGAACACCGCAAAGGTTCTAACAGTTTTTGGTTTCATGTTTCAGTTTGTAACCGTAACGGTAAACCGAGACAACAGGTTATTATGAATTTAGAAAAGAAATAATATGGAAAAAACAATAGAAATTTTGTTGAAGTCTATTAAAGTCTCAACAGAAAATTTGCAGTCAATAGCAGAAGAAACAACAGGTACAAACGGTATGTTATTAAATTCTGTTATTGATACATTAAAGGCGCAAACCTTAGTAATAAAAACTATTTCTTGCAAACTTGATGAAGAAAAGGCAAAGAAAAACCGTGCTTTGGATTTTATTTGTAGCAAAGGTTTAGCTAAAGAATTTTCTAATAAAAAATAAGAAAACAGGCGGTAACAATTTTACCGCCTGTTATCTTTTATAAATAAACACCTGTTTCAAGTTGTGAAATGATTTCATTATATTCATCTACTAACAAGTTAACCGTGTTCAAATCTACGTTTTCAAACTGTGAATAGCCTGTTACGTCACCTATTGTTACGGTTTCCTGTGTATTGTTCACAGGCTTATTTATTGTGGTGTTCTGCGTGATAATAACATAAGGTTCTAAACCGTACAAGATTTGTTCATCCCATTTTGTACCACCTACAATATTAAGTTCTGTTGTTCCTGTCTTGTAAATAACATCACGAGACAGGGAAAAACTTTCTAACTGAAAGATAACACCGTCACAGGACAAAAACGCTACGGCATCACCTGTAATAACGTTAACTTTGAAAGATAGATTTACCGTTTTACCGATATATTTACTATCTATAGCAACAAATCCACGGCACGGAATAAATACCGAAATCTGTGCGTTATAGTCTTCTGAATCACCGTTTAAACCTGTTAATGTCACATCGCCAAAGTTAAGCAAAATAACGTCCTTTTCGGGTGTTTGTACCGTTATTCCTGTGTTGTAGTTACCACACTTCAAAGAATCTGTACCCGATACAGGAACGTTTGTAAAAATTCGTTTGATACGGTTTACAAAGATACCCAAATTAACTTCTTCATATATTCCCTGTGAATCGTCTTTTATCTCAAAGAAACGTTGTTTAGAAAATGCGTCCAAATTGTCAAGCGTAACACAATAAACGTTTATAGCACCGTAATTTTTGCCTATAGGTGTTATTACACTAGCCACCGCTTTTACTTTTATAGACACACAGGAATCGGGCACAGGGAACGAAATTACACCACCTGTAACACTTATGGTAACGTCTTTCGTTCCGTCATTCCAAATAATATTGCAAGAATCTAGTTTGTAATTTGTGTTCGGTGTAACAGTCAAATTTAAAGTTTCCCCTGTCTTAACTGTCTGTGTCTGTGGTGAAACGGTACAATTTGTCAACTCATAAGTAACAGGAACGTCTTTATGTGGTGTTTCGGATGTAAACGTACCTGTAATAGTTACAGTTTCGTTTGTGGCAACAGGAACGCTAAATGTAGCTATTTTACCGTTAACACTCATTTCGCCTGTTGTTTCCGTTCCACTTTCGTTTTTATAAGAAACTACAGGAACAACCGAGTAACTACCGTCTGTGTTACCTGTCAACGTAATATCGAAATTTTCACCGTTTTGCACATAGGCTGCGGTAGTTCCCGAAACGTTGTTTGTTATTGTTAACTCTTTGGGTTTCGGTGTGAACGTTCCATTTATTGTTACTTCTACGTTTGTAGCTACAGGAACACTAAATGTAGCAACGTTACCGTTAACGTTCATAGTTCCCTGTACTGTTTCGTTATAACTGTTGTTATAAGTAACTACAGGTTCAACCGTGAAAGTTCCGTCTTCGTCACCTGTCAACGTAATATCAAAATTTGAATCGTTCTGCGCAGAAACGGCTTTTGTGCCCGAGACGTTATTATTTATCTTTAACGTTTTTACGGTAGGTATTCCACCACTAGCTTTTAAGTAACACTGCATTTCGCCTGTGTTTGCATCGCCAAAGGTCAAAGGTTTAGAAAAGTATTTTCCGTCTGACGTAATACCCTCAATTTGACCTTTAATAACTTTTTCGTTATCACTAGCAGAAACACGTTGCAATTTAAAATTTGTAATTGCTATAGAACCCGATTTCATTCGTGAAATATAGTTATTTTCACCGTCCTGCGGCAAAAAATAACAACCGTCTACCGCTTTTCCGCAAAATCGAATAATATTACCGTCTGTGTCGTAATTTACACTACTAACTGTTGTAGTAGTGCAATTTGTTAAGTGATAATTAATTTTATAACTTGCCATTATTTATTACCTTTTATAGTTACCATAACAATACTACCTGTTTCGTTTAACAGTTCCTTATTAGGGAAATCTAACTTTCTTACGTTTGGTCTTACATCAACAACATTTGAACGGTTTGAAAGATATTTGTTTCCGTTTTCGCTTTTAGTCAACGTTGCAGTACTGTTTAATATAATATCCTTATAAGTAAACAGAACGTCAACACGCAAACTAACGGTACAAATATCACCGTCTTGTCGTATCTCAGAAACGAAATAGTAACGGTTTAAACTTTCGATATAAACGTAATTAAACGTTACCACATTATTTGAACGGAAACGGATAACAGGTTCTAATATGTTTACAGTTGAATTTAAAACACCTGTATACTCTTCGTTTTCCTGTAACGTCTTGTTTACTTCGTTTGGTTTACCGTCAAAATTAAATGTTTTAATTTTAATCATAACTTAAAATTTAAAAAGGGTGTGTCCCTGTGCTATCAACTACAGGAAACACACCCCAACAGTTAAACAACAAAACTTAGGCAACAAAGAACACAACAAAGTTTTCGTTGGTGTCGTTGAAGTAACCGGCATCAAACTTGAAATAGTTGTTGAAGAACTCAGCCTTTGCGTTGTAGTTGGTTGTTACTCGCTTATCAAGGTTTGTCACTCCCAAAGCGTCACGGTCAAACATAACACCCAACACACCGCCAATAGAAATGCTTGCACCGCTTGCACTCTTAACGTCAATCTTTGACGTATTCTCAAAGGCATAATCTTTGCCTGTTGCTTGCCAACTTGCAACAGTCTCAGCCTTTGGCAACAATACGTTGTCGTTATGGAACGTATCAGCATACAAATAGGTTTTGGCTGCTGCTGCGAAATCAGACAACAAAACGGTGTGCAAAATGTCCTTTGGTGTGAAACGTTCTTTACCGCCAACGTTAAACAGGGTTGAAATTGTCTGCAAACGGTCTGAGTACAGTCCCATAACATAAGCCGCAAAACGGATAAAGTCGGGTGTTGTTATCGCTGCGGCTGCGGTCAAGTGTGCATCTGTCTTATCGTTGTAAAGTTTCAACAGGTTCACACATCGAACAGTACTAGCACTTGAATAGTTTACAGTTTCTTTTGTTGACGGTACGAAACCGAAAGCGGTTTTGTCTGCGTCCAACGTCTCAGCTATCATGTTGTTAATTGTGCGCATGATAAGAGCGTCTGTCTTGATAGTCATTGACTTGTCAACTGCTGAGTAAATCATTGACAGGAAACCGTTCATCTGTTCTGCACTACTGAAACTTTCTTTTACCTGTCTTTCTGTGATAGATACAGGAACTTCAAAAGTTACCTTAGAGTTAAAGAACTTAGCGGAAACTGTAGGTTTGTGGAAAACGTCCTGTTTGTACTCTGTGCCGTCCTGTAAGTTCCAGGTATCGTTTTCTTCTGCTTTTGGCACATCAGCAGAAATCTTTTCCAATACAGAACCGAATTCCCAAGCATCCATAAGCACACTAGGCACTTTACCCGAATAAGGGCGGTTTACAAACACCACTTTGCCAATATGGTTGACAAGTGACTTAACATAACTGTCTACTGCGTTTTGGTTGAACAATTCGTTGCCAAGGTCAACTAAACCTGTAAGGTTTTCTTGAACAAGTTCTGTATTACCCAAAACCTCACCCGATACGGTGTTAACTAAATTATAAATCTGTTCTACGTTCATTTTTATAAAAATTAAGTAATTAATAAATATCTACTGTTAACTCTTTGGCAAGTTCTGTTATAACTTGCGTTTTGAAATTAGTTTTGCGCAAACTCATTTCTTTTTGAATAATTTCACTAACAGGAACACCGCCCGACAAACTGTTTTTAACAACTGTTTTCGTACCTGTTTCTTTTCTGTTCCCTGTGGAATCTCTCTGTTGTTTCTTGTCATTTCCGAAATCTGCATTATTAAACGTTACACTTGAATCGACTGTGTTGTTATTGCCTGTTTCGTCCACGGTGTTATCTACCGTTTCAGTTGTCTTTTCTGTTACAGGGCTTAACACGTCATATTCTTTATTAAACACTTGAATTTGTTTTTGCCATTCGTCAAATTTAACCGTAATAATACTTTTTACAATATCGTTTGCGGTTTCGTTTGTGATAGCATTAACCAAAGTTCTGTCCCCATATTTGAAACGAAAATCAATATCAATTATTTTTGGGTCGTCTGTCCCAAATATTGAATCGTACAAAACAGGAAACAGGGGTTTAAAGATTTTTTCAAATAAACCGTTTTCAGTTGTGAACAATTCATTTATTTTCATCTTTGTTTTCTTTTTCTTCTGTTTCTTGCGTTTCTTCTGTTTCCGTTTCCGTTTCTTCTGTTTCTTCTGTTTCTTCTGTTTCTGTTTCTGTTTCCGTTTCTTCTGTTTCTTGCGTTTCTTCTGTTTCGTTTTCCGTTACAGGGTCAACGTCTTCTGTTTCGGTGTGGTCGTGTCTGTCTTCTGTTGCTTTGAGTAACGACAAGTAATTTTCGTGCTCGATTTTCCAACTTGAACCCAAAGTTACGGTAATATCTGTACCGAACATTTCGTTAACACGTTTCACACCCTCAACACGTTCTGTTAACATTGAATCGACAAAAGGCATTAAAGCGTCTATATTCATTGAAACTTCTTGCGTGTTCAACCGCTCACGTTTCATGTTATAGTTTGCGTTCAAACCTAAATCGTTAAACATGCTAGCTTTGTAGTACTGCAACAGTTCAATTAATTGCCCGATTTGTTGGTTTCCCTGTGTCGGTGGGGTCTGTAAGTTTACACCTTTGAAAAAGGCATTTTCACCGATTACTGAGAAATCACCGTTCAAAATCTTTTGCAGAAACAATTCTGCACTCTGTTTGGTCTTGTCATCGCTAGCAGAGATTAACATTGTGATACGTGTCAAAATGCTAGCCAAATTAAGCGTTATTGTTGCGTCTGTGTAAAGAACACCATATTTGCCGATAATAGGAATAAGCGAATCAGCAAACGGTGTGTTATTAATAACGACAATATCCTCATCAATTTTGAACGTTTTGTTCAACTTTAACCATGGATTTGCAACAACATAATCTTTTCCGTTACCGTAAGCGTCACACTCGCCACCCCTTGAACCCTGTAAAGCATACAAATTACCGTCAACTTCTGCTATTCCAACGTTACCTGTTGTTTGCAGAATCTTTTCAAGTTCAACAGGCGGCATTGTTTCGGGTGTGCCTGTGTAAACAAACAATTTTGAAGTCATGCAAAGAACACGTTGCATAAATGTGAATAATGCAGTATCTTTGTCTTTAACTTCTGTTTGATACCTGTTATATAAGTTTTCTTTTTTCATTTTTACTTAATTAGAGTTTTAATTAAGGTACAAAGTTCTGTCAACACCTTAGTGTTACTTTGTACTGTTTCGTTCAACTTGTCAGTCTCGCTTTGGTGTCGCTCGTTCTGTTTTTCCATATAATAGAAAAGGGCGACACACACCGCAACAGGAAAACCAACGTTACTAATAAGTGAAATTATTCCGTTTATATCCATATAGCAAATTTTAACTTTGTTATTTCATGCTGCAAAGATAGTCATATTATTTGGTTTCACCAAATAAAACAGGTGAAAATTGTTTCACGTGAAACATTTTTAACCCCTGTTAACAGATATTAAGTAATTATGTTACTGCGTGCACTCGCCATTAAATAGTTACGCACAATTTCGCCAATTTCGTTACTTTGGTAAAATACCTTATCGGTGGCGAAATACTTTGTTATTTGCTGCTCCATATAACTTGCGTTACTCAGTAACTTTCGTTTGTAGTTTGGTTTTCCGTTCATCTGCAAAGAATATATCAAACTATTTTCCGTGTCCTTAATAGGGGTTGTTTTGTTGTGGATATATATAAAATTGTTTACCCCTGTTTTGTCCTCAACCTGTATCACGTTACCCTGTAACGTCATTTCGTTAAACTGAATATAGAAGACAAACAACACATCATTTGGTTTGTACTTTACAGGCAAATGTGGATAAACTGCTAGTTCCCATTTACCGCCTGTAATCATCTGCAAATTTTCATTGTCGAAACAGAAATATTTGTTACTAGCTTTCTGTTTAACAATCGTGCTACAATATTCTACTGCTACCGTTGCACCGTGCTCACCGAAACGGTAAATATCAATCGTGCCCTGTTCCATAACTCTTACCTGTTTCAATCCCATTTCGGAAAAATAAGGGCAAAACTGATTTACCGTGTTACCTAACATAAATACTTTAACATCGTTTCTCTGACGAATAATCGTGCTCAACAGGTTCATATATAACATGAATTCATCGGGCAAATAATAACGTCTTGTTAGGAACTCATCAAATACAACTGTAGTTATATTCGGGTAGCTGCTAGACTTTTCGTGTTCCTGTTCTGATAAACAGAAACCGAAACAGAACGGTGTGTTATCGGGTACACGTTTTTTGGTTTCGGGGTCATAAGACGAAAGAAACCATTTACCCGAAACGTAAAATACTTCGTTAAACTTACCGTCTGATAGTTCCTGTATCACACCATTTACAACATGATTTGCAAACAAACTCTCTGCACGTTTTCCCCTCAAATCCTCACGCCAACGGCGAATATATGCCATTTGTTTTCCTGTTTCCAGATATTCTTTAATTCCATACAACAGGGTAGCATAAGTTTTTCCGTTTGAACGTTCACCGAAAATAACGTTGTAATCTGCATTCTTTGCTAATATTCTAGACAAAGAATAAAATTTAGGTGTTTCCACCTTTTCTTTTTTCTGTTTCATATTATTCCTTTTTTAATCTTATTCCCATTATATAATTTATATAAAGTACTGAAAGACTAAGTGTATACCCTGTCGGTTCTAAGTGTACACCTGTTACTGTGTCGTAACTTGAAATAACCCCTGTATAGTCTTTTATTGTACCTTTCTGCTCATAGTCTATATATGTACGAATATTTTTACCTGTTGCAGTTGGCGGTATGTCTAAGTAATTGGTGAAAGCGTCAAAGATACCGTTTTCCCCAAATGTTTCTAACATGTAGGGGATAGCAGATTTTTTGTTAACACCCGAAACGGTCATACTGTATCGGTAACTTTTACCGTTTGCAGATAAAGCGTTTTCTTCTTCAACCATATATCTTTTAGCACCAAGAGTTTTAAAACGGTCATACCGTCCCTCATAGTCCCAAACACCCAAAGGTTTTGCTATTCCTTTAATTGTTACAGGTTCAACCTTTTCAAAGGGTATTTTATGAAACTTACAGGCTGCACGCAATTTTCTTTGTGCTAGTTCATTATATAACTTGAAATACTCTTTGTGTGCGTCACCGTTCATTATTTTAACGCTATCCGTATCACTATAGATATAATCGTCCCCACATTCTGAAATTCCTGTAAATAGGTTTCGTCTTGCATAAGCCGTTACATAAATACCCCAAGGGTAAAAAAGAAACCTGTTTCTACTGTCGTTGTATTTGCTTAACATTTCTAACTGTTTTTCACCTGTTAGGTGTTCCACGTCCCAAGTTTCACCGTCACATAAAATTTCATCACGCAAAGGGTTTGTAACGCACATACCGTAACAACTGTTTAGCATTTCTTTGCTATTGAGATATTCAACTTCTTTTCCCTTTACACCCTTTAGTTTTGTTTTCATTTCATACAGGTGCAAAATTGATTTCACAAACTCAGTCGGCAAATACTCTTTTCTGTAACAAATCATTTTTCCTATTCGTACCTGTTCCCAAGAATAAAACTGTGAAAAGACTTTAAAGTCTATTTCTGTAATAGTCATGCAGATTTTACTAGCGCAAACCAATCTACCGTTATTTTCGGAAACGTTTTCTTTTACGAAACACTTACTTACCGATATAGGGTTTTCGTTTTCTGATTTTGCAAAAATGTTTGTAATCTCTATATCAAAGACACAACAAAATTTGCTAGTCATAAACTCAAATTGTTTCATAGACTTAACAGGAACAAACACCCCTGTACTCATTGGAAACTTTTCAGATACCATAACATAAGGGTAACTACTTGTAAAGTCGTAACTATCTACGTTTTCAATAACTTCATCGGTATACTTTGCGTTTGCATGTGTAAAGCCACCCGAAAAAGCACGCTGCAACATTTCAAACTCTTCTATCCCTGTTATATTTAAATCGTGTATTTTGTCGAAATACTTAAAGTTTGGTGTTGTCTTGCCTGTTTCTTCGTCTGTTTTCTTGAAACATACAGAACGACAATACTTGCGTACAAAACCCGTCTTAGTCAAAGGCAATTTAGTTATTCCCTTGTAACGTTCTATTAATTCCTGTACGTAACACATAACCACCTTTATATCATTCAAACAATAACCAATTTCTTTTTGGGTTAACGGTGTTTGACTGTGACGCAATAGGCTATAGTCTAAATCACCAACTAACTTTTTACACTTGTAAGTGTGTAACTGCTCGCCCAACTTTGCCAAAGAATAACCCGATAACAGGTAACTACATCTAAACTCTAAACCGTCTTTTGTTATTCCGTAAATCGGTTTTCTAAGGTCTAGCGAGAAAACTTTTTCCCAATCTAACAATTCACGTAAAAATTGGAATTCATAAGCCAAGTTGTGCACATATATAATAATACGTCTTTTTTGGTTCAAATCTAACAAAGTTACTATAACAGATAACATTTCTATAAATTCGTTCCAAGTTCTACCCATTATGCAATAACCGTTTAATCCAAATTGCCAAACATACATTAAAGAACACTTTTCAAATTTCGTATCTTTTCCACCTAACTTCATGTATCGGTCATAACTGTATGTTTCACCGTCTTCGTCCCTGTAAAAAGATGTGGTTTCTATATCGAAAGATACAGGCACATTAAGGAACTTTTCTCCCTTATTATTGCCTGTAAAATTCTTTTCGTTAACCGCCAAAGATAAAACCTTTGCAATATCTTTTGGGGTGTAAATTTCTTCATGTAGTTCAAAGGGTATTTTCTTCATTATAAACCGAAATCTTTAAAACTATCCAATATTTTTTGTACTGCACTCTCTACCATTTCGCCAGCGTTATCGATATTACGTTGAACGGAATCTGCTATTTTTATAGCGTCACTTTCGATTTGGTCTGAAACGTCTTTGCTTTCTTGTTCAAGTTCACCTGTGAAGTCTTTGTACTGCATTAAATACTGTTCCAAAAACTTTTGGTCTGAAACGCTAGCAATTTTACCCATTAAGTTATTTTGCATTATAGAAAATTCTTTGTCGGTCAAATTGTACGTTTTCTTTAGGTGTCGGGCATATTCTTTTGCACCACTAGCAGTTGAAGTTGGTTGTTGCAGAAAAGAAATAGCTTTTGAATATTCTATTTTTAAATCGTTCCAATCGTGTTTCATTGAAAATTTTGCAAACCCCTTTATATCACCTTTATTTAAGGCAACAACTGCGGGCGAAACAATACCCGAATTTTCCACATTCTGTATACGTCTGTTAGCCTGTTGAAATACTCGGGCTATCTCTTTTTTTAATTCGGGGCTTTGCTCAATAGCAGTTATAACGTCTTTCTTTATGTGAACGTTACTACTAGCCCTAAAAGTTCTTTTACTAAAACCTATAGGATTTTTGTTTGCCATATTATCGTTAATTTAAAATGAAACAAAAACAGGGATAACAATAAAATACTGTTACCCCTGTGAAATTATAACCCCTTACTTACATGACTACTTGTCTACAAAGGTAATACCATAACACTTTTTAGCATGAGAATCGTATTCATAAATTGTGTAACCTACCTTGTTTGCCTTGATAGCCTCAACCGCTTCACTATCTGCGAGAATCTCACGAATCGTGTCACCTGTGAACTGTGGCAAGTTCACCAAACGCTTATTCTCTGCGTCAATTATAACAGGCGAATCACCCAAAGAGGACTTATGGACGTACAAACCATTGATAGGGTGGACTACATCACCGCCACCGTCCTTTTTACTGTTGTAAATGTCTGTCAACTTTACAAACGGAAAATCGGTTGTATCAATACCGAAACTTGTTTTGTTGAACTTACTTGCAAAACTAAAACCTTTAGCCATAACTTAAAACCTTTAAACGTTAAACTTCTGTTGTTACTTTACTTCGTTTACACCATTTGCAGACGCAAACTCATTCAACCACTTCTTAAAGCGGTTCAACTTGATAACCGCCTTATCATCTTTAGCGAATTCGTTTGAAGTCATCAAAGCGTTAACACTTGTAATACAGTTGAAAACAATTTCATTAAAATTTTCGTTCATAATTTACCTAATTTAAATTGTTAAACTTATATGTTTCTAAAACACGGTGCAAAGATACGTCAAATTTACGAATCCACCAAATTATTTTTGTTAAATAGTATTAAAGAATTAATTTAATAGTTGTTAACACTTTGTTTCACATGAAACATATTCTCTTACTGTTCCACGTGAAACATTTCTTTTATGAAAATTTAAGTGTGTTAAAGAATGGTAAATGTGGCACAAAGCAAAAACCGTGCCAAAGCGTGTTAGCAACTGTTAAAACATAGTTGGGAAATGTTAAAATGGGGTGCCTTGTGTACCTT